GTCGAGGCCGGTTTTAAACGGCACCCCCATCTCCTCGCAACTGGCAACTGCCAAGGCGTAGAAGATGAGGGTCTCGAGCTCGAAGGTATACGCGTTACCCATCGAGGAGAACTTCTGGAATGAGTACCAGAAGCCCTTATCCTCGTATCTAGGGCAGCGCGCGGCGTCTAACGCCTGGAACCAATCCCAAGGGAGAAGGTCCATTACCACTCTGTATGAGATCGTATCGCTTGCCGACGCGAAGTCGACGGTCGCGAGACCGGATTGATGAGCGATAGAAGCCAACTTTTGGTTGACGCCTTGATCTCTCAAGTCAATACCAAACTTTCGCAAACGATCTCGGATGTAGGAACCAAAGCCCTTCTGATACAAGCCGTTTAAAAGCGGCTCGATGCAGATGGGGCGGTCGGTTTTAGCATCCTTTGGGACAAACGCTAGCTGACTACCAGGCACAAGCCTGACCTGAGCAGTATCCGTACGGATCCAGCCAGGAAACTCGCCGAGAAACTCGGAAAGATAGTCAGCAAACACGTAGGTGCACTCTAAAGGCGCTGAGACCTTATTGAACACGGAAGTCTCCTTCCGTACCCCGTAAGCCGCCCCGGGACCAAATGCGAAGTCAACGTGTTCCCAGTCAGGGACGTCGCCGAGGATAGAGGAGATTTTAGACTGCGCGCGCGAAATTACGCGCTCCAGTTGGGCACTGAAATGATGCCCATCTTCTCTTAGCCTCCAACGAACGTTCGTCCTGAGACATTGTTGCTCTGCATCTCTGAACTTCTCTCTAGCAACCGCCTCGCGGTCAATACCCGTGTCCAAGTAAGGATACTTGGACAAGAGCTTAACAGCTTGGTAGTCAAGGAAGAAGGACTGAGGGTCCGAATAGTCGGTAGGCTGGACACGCTTTTCGACAAGCTGACGATACTCTCCCGAACGGGCGAGAATATCGCATGACAAGGCGATTGGTGTATCAAGCGCTTCCCAAACCCGGGAGGCGTACGCCAGTGCGTCAAGCTTCATGCGAAGCTTGTGGGCTGCTTGGATGCTCATAGCAGTTCCTGAAGGTTGGTTAACCCTTAGTAGGGCAACTCGAACTTCTCAAAAGCGTCCGTGACGAACGAATTCGCCAAAGCGTTCTTGATGTAGGCTTGCAAGTCCTTGCGGTCTTGCAGACTACACCGCTCCGGAAAAGTAGCAATCAGCTCCACCACGGGGCGGTAGCTAATTGTCGGAGCGGGAGCGATACCAGAAATCGTGCTGTTAGTCACGTTCTCCAGCTTCGGGGTCTCGATCTTGATCGAGAGCTTCAGGTTCCGCGTAGCGTTTCGACTCTCGCCCGAGGGACGAGACAGGGCAAATGTCAGCTTGTTATAGCCGATGTAAATGCCGGCTGCA